CGTGAACTAGACCTACTCGTAGCAGACCTGCAATATGAAAACAAACAACTCCGCAACCAAAGAGACGCCGCAGTCGAGGAAGCCATCCGGCTGCGCCACACGCTCGAACACATCTACGCCAAGTGTGTTCTGGCCGTTCGAGAGGGCGGACCCTCGAATCCTAGAGGCGATGCATCGAGCCACGCTGACAAAGCGGCGTACTGACCACCTAACCGATCTCGGAGAAGCCACGCTATGAGCCACAAACCTCGGAAAATAATGGCCCTAGAAATGCGAACCCTTGGGATGACATATAAAAAAATCGGGGAAAGCCTCGGTGTGTCATCAAGCCGTGCGCAGCAGCTTGTTATTGCTGGTAAGCGTGTGTTTGCGCGGCGTTTACGGGCAGAAGCGCAAGGGTTTGAAAAAGACTGCGACGACGGCGGTTTCAAAGCGTATGAACTCCAGCTACTACTGCCCCTGCTCGGCTTCTTGAGGGAGATAGCCGACGGTCCAACAACAGATTCAAAATAAAGGAGCACTGATATGAGCAACGAACAAAACGCGCTGGACGTACAAGTCGGCGGCGATCACTACAAGAAGCTGAAGATTCAGCCCATCGAGTACATCCACGCCAACCAGCTTCCATACTGCGAAGCCAACGTGGTCAAGTACATCAGCCGCTGGCGCGACAAGGGCGGCATCAAAGATTTAGAGAAGGTCAAGCACTACGTCGACCTGCTCATCGAACTCGAACACCTCAAATAAACAGTACCCCAACACCCTATGATGGCCGACTGCGCGAAGCCTTGCAGATGTAAACCGCAGTCGTGTGTGCGCGGGGTGTTGGATTTTTTGTACGCGCACACAATCCAATAACACGAAACGAGGGGGCGTGTAATCTGCATAACCCCCTCACCCAATCTGAAAGATACCAATGGCAGCAACGCCTGAATCGAAAGTAAAGAAGCAAGTCGTCGAGATACTCAAGCACGAGCGTGTGTACTACTTCTACCCAGTCACGGGCGGCTTTGGACGCAGCGGTGTACCTGACATCGTCTGCTGCTTGAACGGGCGCTTCTTTGGTATAGAGTGCAAGGCGGGCACCAACAAGCCCACCGCACTACAAGAGGCCGAGATGGCCCGTATAAGACTCGCTGGCGGCAAGACGCTGGTGGTCAACGAAACAAACCTCAACGATGTAAAGGAGTTAGTAGCATGGATAAAGAAGCAGCCGCAAGAGAACTGATCGACAGCGTAGCATCGCTGCCCCACGGAGCCGCCGTACACGTGGCGCTTACCATACGGGAGTTGATACGCTGCGCTAATGATGGGCACTCGCTTGTATTGATACTTCAGGACAAAAGCGAAGTTGCTCAGATGCACGCCTTCGGCGACAAGGACGTGGTGTTCGAGCTCGTGTCCTGCGCATACGAGACGGTGCTCAACGAGCAGATGCACAGCACACCAAGCGGGGTGATGCAATGAGCATGCCCTTTGATCGACTCATCGTGCTGGACTTCGAGACAGCATGGGGTCGTACCGCTAAGCTGGGCTTCTCGTGTCAGACAACCGAAGAATACCTCCGTGACCCACGCTTCAAAGCATGGGGCCTGTCGTGGAAAGACATCGACCTCAACAACCCACAGCTGTGGCAACCCGGCCAACCCATCAGGACTGGTGCTGTGTGGGTCAGGGGCTCAGGCATCAAAGCGTGGGGCGAGGACATTGACTGGAGCCGCACCGCAGTGGCATGCCAGAACACCCAGTTCGATGGCGCTATCCTGTCTTGGGTCTACGGCATCCGCCCTGCCTTCTTGTTCGATACCCTGTCGATGGCACGCGCACTGTACGGCATCGAAGCAGGCAACAGCCTGAAGAAACTCGCCGAGCGCTTTGAGCTGCCACCCAAGGGCGATGGGCTTGCGTCCTCCGAGAACATTCTGGACGCGCTGCCCTTTGTGATTGAGCAGGAGTTGGCCGAGTACTGCAAGCACGACACGTGGTTGTGTGAACAGATTCTGCTGCGCATGCTGCCCGGATACCCCGCCAGTGAGCTGCGCCTGATCGACATGACGCTTCGCATGTTCACAATACCTGAGCTGGAGCTCGATGCCAACATGCTCACGCAAGCACTGCTTGAGGAGAAGCTTAACCGTGGGGCGTTGCTCAACCGCCTGAAAATCACGGACTCGGTGCTGGCATCCAACGATCTGTTTGCCGAGGCACTGCGCCAGCTGGGCATCGAGCCCCCGACCAAGAAAAAAAAGCCCACGGCCAAAACGCCCAAGCCTGTCGGTGTGAACTTTGCCTTCGCCAAGACCGATGCGATGTTCCAAGCCATGCTCAACGGTGACAACGAGGACGTGGCCCTGCTGTGTGAGGCGCGTCTGAAGGTCAAGTCCACATCCGAGCGCACCCGTGCGCAACGCTTTCTGGACATCAGCAACCGAGGCACGCTGCCTGTGCCGCTCTCATACTACGGCGCGAAGTCGGGGCGCTGGACCGCAGCCAAGGGCTCGGCCATCAACATGCAGAACTTAAAGCGCGGGTCCTTCCTGCGCAAGGCCATCATGGCCCCCAAGGGTAAGGTGCTGGTGGTGGGTGACTTGAGCCAGATCGAACCGCGTGTGTTGGCATGGCTCTCGGACTACGACGAGATGCTGGCGATCTTCCGCGCTGGCGGTGACCCGTACGCTGCGTTCGGTGCGCAGATGTTTAACCTGCCCGGTATGACCAAGGACTCGCACCCAGTGCAGCGACAGTCAGCCAAGTCAGCGCTGCTTGGTGCAGGCTACGGTCTGGGTTGGGCATCGTTCGCTGCTCAGTTGTTGGTGGGCTTCCTCGGGGCTCCGCCCTTGCGCTACACAAAGGCCGACGCCAAGCAGCTGGGTATCACAGGCCGGCATGTGCACAGCTTCTTGGAGAACAAGCACCACATGGAGAAGATGTTTGAGATCGCCCACATCTGCACGGACGAGGAGCTACTCATTCACTGCGTAACAGCCAAGGCCATCATCGACAAGTACCGCGCCACAGCGCAGCCTGTTGTAGGTCTGTGGAACCTGTGCGGTGAGCTCATCGAGCACAGCCTGTACAACGGCAACGAGTACACGCACAAGTGCCTGACCTTCCGCAAGGAGGAGATCGTGCTGCCCAACGGCATGAGCATCATCTACGACGGGCTAAAGCCCAGCAAGGACGAGGAAGGCAGATTGCAGTGGACATACGGCGCAGACGATGATAAGCTGTACCCCGGAAAAGTCGTGAACAACATCACACAGGGGACGGCCCGTATTGTGATGACCGATGGCATGTTGCGGGTAGATAAACGCTACCCTTGCAAGGGAACGGTGCACGACGAACTCTTGGCTTTGGCTCTTGAAGAACACTCTCAGGAGGCACTGTCGTGGGTGATCGCGCAGATGACGAAGGAGCCGAAGTACATGCCGGGTATCCCGCTGGCAGCAGACGGTGGTACACACCGCAGGTACGGGCTCGCAAAGAATTGATTTTTATAAGGAGAAAGCACATGAACAAAATACCAAGCCGCCTCATGGTTGGACCCAAGTGGTTCACCGTGGAGCACCCCAAAATTATGTACAAGTACGGGTGCATGGGGTCTGTACGCTACGACATCCGCGTGATCAACGTAGCCAGTCACAGCAGCCGCACAGGCAAGCGCTTCACCCCAGCGCAGCAGGAGAACACGTTTTGGCACGAGCTGACGCACGCTATCTTGAACGACATGGGCAGCCCCTTGTGCGAAGACGAGCGCTTCGTCACCCTATTCGCTGACCGATTAACCAAAGCCATCCGCACTGCGAGATTCAAATGACCAAACCGATTGCATGGAGCCACACAGCCCTCAAAGATTACGAGGGTTGCCCACGTAGGTACCACGAGGTTCGGGTGCTCAAGAAGTACCCCTTCCAAGAGACCGAGGCTACACGCTACGGCAACGACTTGCACAAGGCCATTGAGCTCTACATCCAGAACCAAACGCCGATTGACGAGAAGTACGCGTTCGTGCAGCCAGTGGTTGATGCGCTGCTCAAGAAGCCCGGACGCAAGATGGCCGAGCAGAAGATGGCCGTGACCGTGGACCTCAAGCCCTGCGATTGGTTTGCCAAAGACGCATGGGCACGAGGCATCGCCGACTTGCTCATCATCGACGACGAGAACATGACAGCGTGGGTGGCTGATTGGAAGACGGGCAACAACAAGTACCCTGACCGCGATCAGCTGCGCTTGATGTCGCTGCTGGTGTTCGCGCATCACCCACACATCCGCAAGGTCAACTCAGCGCTGATCTTTGTGGTCAAGGACGACATGGTCAAAGCCAAGATGGAGGTCGAGGAGTTCTCAACGGGCTGGCAGCAGTACCGTGAGCGCGTGGCCAAGATCGAAGCGTCGCTGGCCAACGGCGTATGGCATCCCAAACAAACCCCGCTCTGCGGCTGGTGC